GCTGTTAATAGCTATTTCCAGAACATGGATGCTGTTGGAATGACCGGCAATATGTTTACAGGTGTTACTAATGGCATAAATGCGGTTAGCTCTAGTCTGTCTCCGTTTACTAAGGTATTAGGTACTGCTACAACTTTATTTGCAGAGTTTTTTGCTGTAAAAGATGCAGTGTACGATCTTGTTAAAGGAACTGATAACCTTGGTGGAAGCATAGCTCAACTTGGTATTGCGGCTGGTGGAGCTGCTGGAGCATTAACATTACTTCTTGGTGTGCCGGCAGGTATTATTGTTGCTGGTGTTGGTGCTGTATTAGGAGCAGTATGGGGAATTGATGAAGCTACAAAGGCTATCACACGTGAAAATGTGCTCAGTACGCTTGCAAAAGATATGGGTGATACATACGCTTCTCTTGATGATATCAACAAGTCGTTCTCTAGTATTGCTGATGATATTACTAGCGGTCTGGATAAACTGTCTCAGTCTCACGATAAGTTGAATGGTTTGCGTAGTGATCTTGGTGATATGGTTAGCAAATGGTCACTGATTGGAGAAGCTGCTAATACAGGAAACAAACTTACAACAGATGCGCTTCATGAACTTGTTGGAAATATTGGTGAGGTAAAGAATGCTTGGGAAGATTACATTGCAGCGCAGTATGATTATTTGATCCAGGCAACCGTAAACAATATGAACTTCATTAAGAGTCAAAGAGAATTGACTGATGAAGAAACGGAATACTATACCAACAAGATTAATGAGTTGACTGAGGCTAAATACGGCGATATTAAAGCAATGGATGAACTTGCTGATAAAGCTGATAAGGCTTGGAATGTATATTACAATGCCGTAAATAGCGGGGCCGATGAACGTGTTGTCGATACATTGTATGAAAAGGCTACTGCCGCAACAAATGCAATGTACGGTTTAGCGGAATCTACCGGAGTAATCACAGACGAGCGAATTAAGGATATAAATAGTAGTCTTCTTACATTAGAAGAAGTAACAGGAAAAATACATTTCCCTGATATTAACACAGACAGTTATGAAAGCGCCGTAGGTGAACTTCAAGGGTATATGGATACGTTTGCTGAAACCTTTGGAAATGCTACGGAAAAGATTGATAAGTACAGAAACGATCTGATATCTGAGGGAATGGATTATGATGATGTAATTCTTCAGACACAGGCTATGTACGATCAGTTGGATAGCACTGCAAAGAATGCTATGGATAGCGTTCAGTTATCATTGTATGACAAACTGTATTCTTTCATCGGTAAAAATGATTATGTAGGTGCTGAACAGTTTTATCTTAATGTAATGGTGCCTTATACCGACATGATAAAGAAAGAGTACGGAGAGGCTACAGATGGTTTGGAACCTTGGCTTGCTGAAAAAGGCGGAGAGTTGATGTCTTCAGCATTTGAGCACGTATATGATTATCGTGACGAAAATGCTGGCGGTAGAGTTAGATCCGAACTGTCAAAAGATTGGATTGAAACATTCTGGGAAATTCGTGATACTGTAATGCCGTATGCAGAAGAAGCAGGTGAGGCTACTGGTAATGTATATGCTAATGGTGTAAAACAGTCTACACAGAATACCGGTGAAGCATTAAATGCTGTTGGTAATGTTCTTACAAATGGATTTGTAAACATTCTTGGTAATATTAAAACGCTTAATGATGAAGTTAATGAAACAGGAAACAGGACATCTGAAAGTGTTGGTAAAGTTGAAGAGTCTGTTGGAAGGCTTGAAACAACAATGATTCCGCTTAATTCTACTTTTGATACATTTAAGTTGTTTGGTGATACTGGTGAAAACTCGTTTAATAGAGTTGGAAAGGCTGGTAGCGGTGCATCTGATAGTGTATTGAATATAAACAGGTCTATGTCTCGATTTAATCAGAATAGCCCTGTTATGAGGGGAGCACTTGCATACATAAGCGATGAGTTAGATAAAGCATCACAAAAGGCTAACGGTATGAAGGGAAACCTTGAAACACTTTCAACTTCTTTTGGTACAGCAAAAGATAAGATAAATAATACAAAGGCTTTTGATGGAGTGAAAAAAAGCACGGATGATGTTGTTACTGGATTTGATAGTGTCAAGAGCGCGAGCGCTAATTTAGTTAGCACATTAACATCAAATTTAAGCGTTATTGGAAACTTGTTCTCTACAACATACAACGGCATCTCTTCTGAGTCGGATGTGTTTATGAGCAGTTTTAGTGCTAATATGACAAGGATATTTACACCTGATAACTGGAATTTGAACGCTATACCGAATGCGTTTAAGACGATCTGGGGAAATGCTATTGAAGCAATGAAAACAATGTGGGGAGAGTTTTCTAAGTGGGTAAGCGCGAACGCAGTTATCGAAATTCCTAAAACAAAAGTAGGTAATACTGAGATCGGCGGCCAGACTATCCGGATGAAAATTCCTAGATATGAAACAGGCGGTTTCCCGGAAGATGGTCTTTTCTTTGCAAACCATACAGAGATGGTAGGATCGTTCTCTAATGGAAGAACAGCGGTAGCAAATAATGAACAGATCACAGAAGGTATTGCAAATGCAGTATACCGTGCTATGACAGAGGCTATGGCAGCAAACGGCGGTAATGTAAATGTAGAACTTCGTGGAGATGCTGCAGCATTGTTTACAGCAGTCGTAAAGGAAAACAACAACTACATTATGAGAACCGGTTCTAGTCCGATTAGAGTGTAATAGACAATAATCTCTCCTTGTGGTATCATAATAAGAAAACTGCAAGGAGGGATGTACTATGGTATGCACAAAATGCGGACATGAAGTGCCAGATGGCGAAGCGTATTGTCAATTTTGCGGTTTTAATGTGTCCGATTCTTCTGGGAACGAAGAAAAGGCTAAGACGAATAGCAGTAAAGACAAACTGATTGTAATTGCTATTATTGCTGTATTCTTTATCATTATAGGAATATATTTTATACAAGATGCTGTTGAGAAAAAAAGAAGAGATGAAGAAATATCAAAAGCTACACAACAAGTATTGGAAGAAACAAAAGAAATAGTAGAAGATTTTGAAAAAGATGCAGATGAAATAACCAAGTAAGTGAAAAAGAGCGAGTAATCGCTCTTTTTTGTTGTCATTTTGTTAGAGTCGAGCTATCGACTCTTTTTTATTGGAAGGAGGGAAATATGGCAATAGCAAAGCTTGATACGCAAGGATATTGGATGGTAGGAGACAATCATATCTATATTCCGGCGCCAAATGTAAAGATCGAGCATACCAATGTTGCGTCCGCGGATTCCGGAAGAACGGAAGATGGAGTAATGCACATCAACTGGGTCCGTAGAGATGTCAAAAAGGTCAATTTGGTGTATAGTTCCATATCCGGTGATGAAAAGGATTATATGATGGGACTAATGCAAGGTAAAGAGTTCACATTCACTTATTGGGATAACGGAGCCAAGTCTTTCCAGGGCTATTGTGGTGAGAGTAGTTATGAAGCTTATTCATCTGTTCATAGGGAGGAAGAAGGCGGTATTTACACGAATTTTAGTATCAATGTGATTGAATTATAACAGTATTTGTGGTATAATATTTCAGTTACCATATAGGGAGAGGTCGCTTGTCTGTAATGGACGGGCGGCCTTTTTCTTTTTCTACGAAATATAGACGAAACATAGACGTTTATCTGATTTTTCTATTTCTTCTAATCCGTTATTCTCTATATAGAGGGTGATGGAATGTATATTTACGCGAATAAAAATCCCATATTGAAGAACACGGACGATTGCGTTATACGGGCAGTGTCCATAGTCTTAGACATCCCTTGGGAGAGAGCCTATATGGAGTTATGCCAGATGGGGCTAATGCTATACGATATGCCAAATAGGGACTCTGTACTATCGGCCTACCTTCGGAAGCACGGATTTAAGAGGTACACTATTCCAAATCGTTGTCCTGATTGTTACTGTGTTAGGGATTTTTGCGTAGATCATCCGACAGGTAGATACGTGCTATTGACCGGAAATCATGCAATTCCGGTGATAGACGGTAACTATTATGATACTTCCGATTGTGGGAGTGAGATACCGATGCTTTACTGGGAAATGGAGGATGAAAGATGAACCAACCGAATTATTACGACTACCTGCAGTGGTTAGAACAACAGAAAATGGCTATGAATCAGCCGATGAATCAAATGAACCAGATGAACCAGTCTGTAAGCCAGCCAACACTTGCGTATGTTGCTAACCGGACGGCAGCAGACCTGTTTAATGTAATGCCTGGACAGACGGCAATTCTAGTAGACATAGACGCTCCGTTTGTGTACCGAAAAGAAAGACAGTCGGATAATACACTGCTTCCTTTACAGGTATTTGACCTTGTGACGCACGTGGAAGAAAAACCTGTAAGCGATATGAATGGATATGTGAAGAGAGAAGACCTTGATCGAATTATCTCTGAAGAAGTAGAGAGACGAATAGCAGATGCTTTTTCAAGAACAAAACGGAAGGAGGATAAATGATGAATCCTTTATTTGGCAAAGGCGGTTATGGAATGGGTGATGTGATCCGTATTTTTAAACAGGCAAAACAGAATCCAGGTATGCTTGGTAATCTTCTGTATCAGAATGGCCGGATAGATCAGAACCAGTTACAGGCTATGAATGGTATGACTCCGGAGCAGATGGGCGCATATCTATCTCAGAATGGAGTTATGAACCAAAGGTTTTTACAGAATGGGGCGCAGTTTGCAAACCCTGTTAAACAGTCTATGAATTAAATATTTTGGCAAGCGCGCAGCCTTAATATAACTGATATCGCAATAGGGCGGTATCACTAACCTACATAAAATTAGGAGGAAAAAGAGATGGCATTTGACACAAGTAGTTCTTTGGTAATGCCGGTCGCGCCGACAGGTGGTTTTGGCGGCTTTGGTGGCGGTTTTGGCTTTGATAGCGATATCTGGCTGATCCTGATTATCATGTTCGCTCTTTTCGGCAACGGCTTTGGCGGCTGGGGCGGTGGCTTCGGCGGTGCAGGTGCTCTTGCTGCAGACGGTGCTATGCTGTATCCGTGGATGAACCAGGCTGAGATCACTCAGAATGGCTTTAGGGATCAGATGATTAACACGTCTATCCAGGGTATCCAGAACAGCATCACAAGCGGATTTGGTGATGTGCAGTTAGGCATTGCTGGCGTAAACCAGAATATTTGTCAGACCGGAAACTCTATCGTGTCTGCAGTAACAGGCGCTCAGAACGCTATCACGCAGCAGATGTATGGAAACACAATCGCGGACCTGGAACGTAGCTTCGCATCTCAGACTGCTACAATGCAAGGCTTTAATGGCGTACAGGGCCAGTTGGCTCAGGCAAGCAGCGACAATCGTCTTGCGACAGCTAGTCTTTCTAGCGATCTGGCAAGAGAAGCATGTGCTACTCGCACGGCGGATGCACAGAACACACAGGCTATTTTACAGTCTGTCAACAATGGTATCCAGTCTATTAAAGATCAGCTTTGCCAGGATAAGATTGATGCTAAGAACGAGAAGATCACCGATCTGGAAAGACAGCTTACTTTGGCATCGTTGCGTGAATCCCAGACAGCTCAGAACGCATTTATCTCTCAGGGATTTGCTAATGAGGTTGACCAGTTGTATAACAGACTCAATTCTTGTCCTGTACCTACTACTCCGGTCTATGGGCGTACTCCGATTTTCACCTGCAATGGCGGGTGTGGTTGCGGAAATAGTTTCTACGGATAAGGGGGTGGCTTTATGGCGGCAGAATACAGCAGCGTAGCGAGCCAGATCGTATCTGCAAACCAGCCTATCTTATACACAGAAGCACCGGTTCCTTGCAATGAAGGTCTGATTTTTCACCGCGACGGTTCTGGAGTATTCTTGGCTAGTTCAAGAGGATTACAGCCGTTTAAGAGATGTTGCAAAGTAGTTGTCCCGGAAGCACTTTATAGTGTTCAGGTAACAGCAACAGTTCAGGTCCCGGAAGGTGGAGTCGTTGATACGATCACTTTGGCATTATTTGTTGAAGGCGAATATGAGCCATCTGCGGTAATGTCTGTAACACCAGCAGCAGCGGAAGAGCCGTTTACCGTCAGCACGTCCCAGATCATCAATATTCCTGCAGTATGCCGATGCTCAACAGTATCGGTACGGAATATTGGGACCGAAAGCGTGGAAGTATTAACATCAAGTATTATTTTTGATGTTGCTGGCGTAAAGCGGTAGGAAGGAGACGATATGACACACGAACTTCAACGTGAAATGGAAAGAGCCGAAGCCATTTTGACAAAAGGATTGCGTGATATCAATGACAAGGGTGATTTGAATAATCAGACTCTTGACCTTATGGAAAAGACGATGGATTCCATAAAAAACCTTTGTCGCGCTAAAGAAGCCGATAAGTCTTATGGACACGGCCAGGGTATGTGGACTGCTGAAGGTTCTTATGGCAGGATGTACTATGGTCGAAGAGATGGCGACGGAGACGGCCGGTACTATGAAGGTAACGGCTACAATGGCTACGGAAATAGTGGCTATTCATACGGACATAATCAGGATATTGTAGAAAATCTGCGTAGAGACTTGCAGAACGCGACCAGCGAGCAGGAAAGAGAATATATCCGAAATATGATCCGGAAGTATGAAAAGTAATAGGGATGGAATGGCAAATCCAATTCATTTCTGTTGCTAAGAACGCTGTATTATGGTAAAATGAAACTGTAAACAGCGGGATTTTAGCCGCGGATGACGTTTATACGTTGTCCGCGGTTTTCTTGTTTTGGAGGGATTATGTACCCTGTATCTAATGATTATAAAACAGCAATAGCGGCTAGGTCAGTAACAAGTAGTTGGTATGGTACGATTACCACAACTAACGGTGATGTTATCACTTTTGACAGTTCTAATATGGATCAGAACAAGTCAAAATGGATAACACAGTATGCTACAGGCGACACCTTAGAAATAGGAACTGCCTTTTCGTCACAACTTACTCTGACTTTGCGTGATGATTTCAGTGATGGAAGATATCAGTTCTATAATGCCGAGATCGAATTGTTCTTCCGGTTAGAGCTTACGTCTTCTACACACGAAGATGTACCTTGCGGAATCTTTACTGTGAGTGACGCTGAGTTTACACGCCAGACTGTTACGATGGTGGCGTATGACTATATGCAGAAGTTCTCTAAGGCATTGTCTGAAGTGCCTGACGATATGACACCGTATGATGCAATAGCGTATTGCTGTACGAATTGTGGCGTTGCTTTAGGTGTAACTCAGGCTGATGTAGAGGCTCTTACAAACGGAACGCATCTCTTCAAGACTTCAGCTTTGGACACACAGAAAACATACCGTGATATGATCGGGTTTATCTGTGCTTGTTTGGGTGTAAATGCGATTATAGGGCGTGACGGGTTCTTTTATCTGAAACCCTATAGCACAACGCCTGTTAGGGAAATAGGCGGCTCTAATAGATACGATTCCAGTTATATTGATTATCTTGGAAGATACACTAAGATTGCACTGACAAATAAAGACGGTACAGAAGAGGTATATGCTGCTACAGGTTCTTACGATGGTCAGCATTTAACAATGTCTATCGGTACTAATCCCGTGCTAAATGCGGAAGAGACTGCTAATAGGGGTACTTTGGCTGTAAATGTAATAAACGCCTTAGCAACGGTAAAATATGCCCCGTGTACGATAAATATGCCTACAGATGCGGCGTTAGATATCGGGGATTCGCTCACAATCAGTGGCGGGTATATTGAGACTCCTGTAATGGCTATCATTACAAAGATGGATGTAGCTTTGTATGGCAAAACGAATATCACCAGTGCTGGCGGCAACTATGAACTTGCTGAGAAAAAAGCTGCCACGAAGATTGAAAAGGCCGCTGAGACAACTGCTTCTCAATTCGCAGGTGTGCAGTCTCAAATTGCCGTAATTCAGTCGCAGATCGCTACTATATCAGGAAAGATATTGGCAAACTACATTCTTCCTTACGGCGTTTCTTTAGACGAAATCACCGACACGGATCAAGGCGGCACGGCTGTTAATGTTCTCCGGTTTCATTTTGAAGCGTTGTCTGAAAATAATAGCGTAAGTTTTTACTCAGAACTGAGCTTTAACGTACATACATTTACTAAGACAGTAAGCGGTGTAACAACATATCAGGACGGTGTTGTTACCATAGCATATATTTACGATAGTGAGATTATCCAAACGGCAGTTTATCATTTTGACGATGGATGGAAGATACTTACGATCAATGCACTTTTACCTGATGTAGCAGTAGGAAGACATAATTTTGATGTCCAAATGAGCGTGCAAGGCGCATCATTATATTAGGAGGGATTTATGCAAGCGAGTTATTCTGGCTCTAATAGAAGCGTTAAATATCTGTTTGAGAATGCCACAGAGGTCAGTGTAGAGCAGATTTTGACAAGTGGTACGCCTGTAGCGACTATTACAGTTGATGGTAGTGATGTGGACTTGTATGCTCCTGCTGGTGGTGGTAGTGATGTGGTCGCTAACCCTGTCGGCACACCTACGGATGACCTTGACACCATAGAGATTGATGGCGTTATTTATGACATTCCAGGTTCCGGTGGTGGTTCTGGCGGCTCAGGTCAGGACTATGAGTGCGATCTAATATTTGATACTCCTGCTACCACTTCATCTTGGGCTGATCCGATAGAAATTTGCACAGAAGCAAAAGCAAAAGAGTATGATGCTTTATATATCACTGCTAATTCAGATGACACATATGGTGAATATGTTGAAGGTAATTTTATATTAGTAGCAGACCTTTCAGATACAACATACAGATATTTTGGGAAAATAAATCCAAATTCTGATGCTATTACTGGATCAGCGCTGCATTATTCAAATAGCAAATTATATGCTTATTCAACTACTGGTAAGT